GTAGACCTGGTCTACAGTTGCAGCGGAGCCCTGACCGACCACGGTAGGAGCGGACAGAGCAGTTTGCTGAACCACAGCACCGGCGTTGCGCAGCACGAGACGCTGTGTTTTCACGAAGCGTACGCCACCCCACATACCCACCTCACCGGTGAATTTGCGTTGTGTACCAACGTACTGATTAACTTCCAACCATGCGGAGCCAGCGCTTACACGAATATCATGGATAACGCGTGGTGTGGTGGCGCACACAATGGTGGGAACATCATCAGCCGATACTGTAGCTACACCGGGCACTTCGGCTTCTTCCAGATGTGTTCGGGCGAGTTCAGCGAAATCGGGATCGAAGACATCGCCAGCCAGAATAGAAGCACGATCAGCACGTACACCACCTGCAAATACAGGATATGGATGAGACAGGAAGGCATTTCGGGCAAGGATGTCCAAATAATCCTTCATGTTTTGACCGATCTTGTTACGTACCAAACCAGCGGTATCGCCCTTGTTGACATATTGAACGATTTCGGAATAATCCGAGAATTTCAATGTGTCGCCATGGATTTCCAGCCCGATCTGGACCGAGCGGCTATCCAGGTGAGCACCACGCAGCCAGATATCCTGTTCAGATAATGGATTGGTGTCGGGATCGGTGTCAAAGACCTCGGTGTAATTAATTAAACCGGTGTCACGTGCGGCAAAATCTTCCTTCATCACGGTGAACGGGACAAGGATGGATTTTGTTCGCAGGGTTTGCAACAGTTGACGTTCATAGAACGTTCGCTGCCAGGCGGGCAGTGCGCTTGAGTAAATTACTCCGGTACTATATTCGTTAGGCATTTCTTCACCTCATGTTATTAATGTTTTTTGATCTGGAAGTCCCAATAGGCATCGAGCGCCTTCTGGTATTCCGGTGTACCAAGTTCTTGTTTTGCGAGGTAGCCTTCCCATTCCGCTTCGGTGGTAGGAGTATTGTTGATGGAGTTGGTTTTTACGCCTGATGCTGGAAGTGTGACGCCGGCAAGTAATTGTTCTTCACGTGCTTTAGCTTTGCTATCAGCAAATTTTGCAATGTCTTCAAAGATCATCTTCAGGGCATCTTTATTCTCAAGATCAGGCAGGTTTTTAATCGCACCTAACAATTCGGGATGACCAATCTCGTTGGCAACTTGAACCTTGGCTTCCAATGCTTTGAGCCGTCTTAACTCGGCTTCCATTTCGGATTTTTGGGTGACAATTTCCTCAAGGCGTTTATCGCGTTCTGAAACAGCAACCTTAACAGAGGCATCTTTTTCGACCAGATTAGCTTGGTAGCGCTCGATTTCGCCTTTAAGCTGTGTAATCTGATCGTCTTTTGTTCTGTCTGCTTTTACAAGTTCATCGACCTTACGGACGAGACCGTTGTAACGAGCAATCTCGATAAAGCCATCGGGTGGAGTTGCCTGCTGTTGAGAACCTTGCGCAGGTCGCTCTTCAGGGGTGTTTTCCATAGTCATTTCTTAATCTCCTTATTTCTGAATTAATGTATCAAGGTCACTTTCAGTCTTTCTCAGCAATTCACGCACGTCGCTGATCGAGTTCTTGATTAAGGAAACTTTGTTTTCAATGTCAGCCAGTCGATCGTTAATTGGGCAGTCACAATCGTCTTTAGGCATTTCAACTTTTTTCCCCAAGAAGTCGTCCAGGTCGCCGAGGCAGAAATTGACATCCAGCGCACTTGGTCTGGTCCCTGCAACATCACTCCACACACCGGGCAGGATGAACCGGTCACCGGTAAATTGCCAAAAGAGGATGTTTTCCAGGGTTGATCCCTTTGGAACGACAGGTTTAATGCCTTCTGCAGGGAGATGTTTGGAAAGAAACTCTTCCCAAGTCAGGGTTATATAACCGCGTGGATATGGGTAAGAGGCTGACCACAATTTAAAATCGTTTATTGAAGCTGAAGCATTTTTGGTATAGCCACTGATAAACCAGTTGGACGTATAGGTTACATGTGGCTTCACTAAAATCTTTTTGGCTTCATCATTGAATAAGCCGAGATAAGCACCTAATTTATAGGGATCAAATTTGGGCACTTCCGACATCGGAATGCGTCCGGCAATGCCGTCATACCATTTCGCCCAATTGTTCCACCACTGTTCAAAGTCATCGGCGGTGAAATCAACTTCAGGGAGCGCTTCAGTCTGTGCCATTACGTGTGCCTGAGCGGCTGCGTTGTAGATCGGGTCTGTCCAGTGATAAGCACCAACAATAAAGCCATTATCTTTCGCGGCTTTGACATAATCATGAAAGAATGCGTAATTTTTCAAACCAGCGCCGGATTTGACAATAGCACCTACAACCCCTTTGCTTTTCAGGAGCTTCCAGTCAACTTTTGGCTGATAACTTGGGTGTACGTCTATAAACAATTCTTTCATACTCTATATTCCTTACCTCTCCAATATGCAAATCGATGTTTGCCTTTTGAGTGGAACGGTATCAACTCGTGGCTGACGACGCCGTTCTCAACGTTGGAAAAAACAATGCCTTGCTGCCAATCCGGGTTGCGCACATATTCCGGTTCCAGGCTACATAGACAAAATCCTTCTGCAGCCTGTACAATGCCTTTGCGCGTACGGGTGATATACAATCCACCCCGATGCGTGTGTCCGGTCAGAGTGTTAATGGAAAATTTCTGGTTTTCCGCTTCGGCACGAGCGGTATAAGCAGAATGTTTACTGACCCGTGTACCATGCGTTACCAAAAGCGTGTTCTCCACAACAACCTCATAGTCGCAATCTTCAATCCCCAACATATCCAGTTTGAGGATTTCTGACATTCGTAATATTTCAAGATCGTAAAGTTCAGGGTGGTTTCTGAGAAACCGTTCTAATCTGAATTCGTGATTGCCGATGATCCATTTCCTGCGTGCATTTGGGGCAGCATCACGCCATTCTTTTTGTCCTTCAATCCAGCTTTCTACTTCGCTGTTTAGACCGCCTTTGATAAAGTTTGGTATTTTTTCAAATTTCGAAATGGAGTAGAAATCTACGCCATCCGAGCCAACCACTAATATGTCCGGGTCATACTCACTTGTTAATTTCATCGCCAGTTCTACGGCGTGTGGATCATGAAATGGTCGGTGCTCGTCTGTAGGTGTGGCTAATTTGATCAATCAACCTCCGTTTGCGGCACCTTTTTTCCTTCAAGCGCCTCTCTGGTATCGTTGCTTTTTTGCATGGTCTTGCTCCCGGGCACTTCCTCTTCCTCCTCGGGGAAGAGTTCTTCGTCTTTCAACATTTCTTTAATCAGATCAATCTCTCTGGCACCCAGCCCAAGTTTCTTGACTGCGGTGTAAATGGAGATGCCAGGTACTTTCATGGAGAAGAGTTTTACAACTTCATCCACAATCTGTTGGTGATCGCGTGGTAAGACCTCAGCAAACGAAACAGTGATATCGCCGGCAAGCATTGGGTCAATGGCTGTTGTCTGGATACCGGGGAATTGTTTCTGTTTCAGGATCAGACCGGTGATAAAAATGGCACGACGCAGACCCTCGCGTACATAAGAGCGCATTCTGCGTGTCTGTCGCACCAGCGGCAACATGCGAATTTCCAGCGTGTTACCGGAACGCTGTCCACCACCACTATCCTCACCAAACACAATCGGGGGTGAGAAAGTTGAAACCCGCGAAAAATCGTATAAAAAGTTAACGTACTTAAAAGAGCTTTCCGGCACAGGAGCGCCATTCAACATACCAACTTCCGGTATGGGACCATCGCCAATTTGACGTCCTAAGTTCCACATGGAATTGGGAGATATCGGGAAATTCTTTTCGTTGAAGTTTTTGGGAAGATTTCTGCCCCAACGAACCGGGTGCGAGTTGTAGTTGATACTCTCGCTTAAGTCAGCCAGGCGGGCATTCAGTTCATCCTGAATATCCGAAATCTCTTCTGTTAATGAAGCACCCCACACATGATGGGTTCGATAGCGCGGGATGTACACAAATGGCACAATGCCCCACGGGTTAAGTCCTGAATATGTACTGATTAAGCGATCTTCGATCCTGGTTTCATATCTGGTTTCTGTCCAGTGCTCCACCAGGTTGACGATATCGTTACCAGTGTGATCACCAAACCCGAATTTATCCTTTGCCTGTTCCATGGTCATGGGGGTAACCACGTAGGCTTCCATGATGCGGTTGGGGTCGTTCGGGTCGAAGATTGGGAAGAAGTTATTTAAGGGCACCCGCGACCATTTGACCGGAGAACCATATTTAGACAGGTTAGCGGTGATCTTCATAACACCGCCTCCATAAATCTGTCCATCCAGAGCGATCTCCCACAAAGCGGAATTCATATCCGATGAGTGCAGGATGTTATGCAAAATATCGATCGCTTTTTTAACTTTTTCTTTCTCGTTTTCGTCATCTTTTGGCATAAACTGGACAATGCTTTCATCCCATTCGCCAAAAAGAGCATCTGCCTGTGCCAGACACATCATGCGCACCAGATTGACGCCGACCGGGTACATTAAGGGAGCGTCTTCGTTATCACCACTGATGTTTTCGACATCCTCGATGCGCTCTTTAAATACAGCGCCGGTGTAGTAGTTGAAGAACTTAGAGCGTATCTCTAATTCACCTTCCCAAAACTCACGTTGTTCTGAGGAGATGTTCCCGAGGTCAGACCAATCTGGAAAATAGATCATTTATTTACTCCGCCTTGACGATGCCCATCTTGTCAAGGGCTTTCACCAGTTTGTTGAATTTCTTGGCGATATCCACCAGGCTGTCGCCAGGCACGATTTTTTCGACTTTTTCACCGAAATCACCAACAATACCAATCAAACTTTCCAGGGGCATCACAATATCTTCATCGAGGTCACCGGCAATACCGATCAGGCTCTCTACTGGAGAACCAATCTTGTCGTCGACTTCAATTACGATCGTTTTCATTGCTTTTGGCTGAATACCATCCAGCGCTTGAATTAATTCGTCTAACAGTGCCATCCTTTTATCTCCTTTTCTTATTCTTCGTTAACGAACCCAATTATTTTTCTCCTAAAACTTAAATAAAAAAGAGGGCTGAAATTTCTCAGCCCTCTGTTCGTACAGTCGGGAATTTGTGCTTTTTCCGACATCGGAAACCTTTTTCTACAAAATCGGTTTCTGCTGTCACTGGTTGTCCTGCATGTACCGTTAAAACATCAATGTATGGATGTTCTCTGGCGAAATCAATCAGGTCGCTTTCTTCAATGCTCACTTCGGCGGTCATCGACCTGTATTCATGCTTGACTTCCACACCGTATATCGTTCCGAATTGCAGATGACGCGTAACTTTAACCAATTCAAATTCTGCGTCGGACACACTTTTTTTTATACTCTTAGAGTTTAACATGCTTTTCTCCTGGTGTCAATAGGTTACAACTGGAATATCTGTATTACATTTTTCACAATCGCAATTCTTTTGCTGGTAATGCTCACAGTAACGCCTTCCTCGATCCTGAGGATTTTTTATGTCATTCCAGGTGAGCTTACACTTTTCCAGTTCACCGCTGGACTTATTTGATTTGTAGACTACTCTGTGATTACACCAGGTACAGTCATTGTGATGAATGATCTTTCCGTTTATTCTCATCGGCGCCTCGCGTTTCGGTTGGTACGCAGCCTGGTATTCCTGCGACCACCGCGACGATAACCTCTATTTTCCATCTCGGCATAATCGTCCGAGTTGGCATCATCTGGTACATGGCGCATCAGAAACGCTGCAATGGCTAAAGTCATAACAATGTCCTGCGCAATCTTTTTGTCTTTGTCCCTGGCGTAAATGGATAGTTGATTGTTGACACCCTTAATCAACGGCATCATAACTTCATGATTGGAGATAACGGAGATTAAAGAGTTAAGCATTCCTTCTTTGTCTTTCTGAAAATTAATACCATCCACCGCAATACCGTTATTCTCAAATGCCAATTCATCAATGGCTTTTTGGGTACCGGTACTGTCCAGTCCTTTCAGAACCGGATGGTATTTTGAAATGGCATAGCGGTAGGAATTTAAAAATGGATTATAAGAACCCCTGCCATCCACCCAATCGAAATAGACCATACGGGCAGGGCGATGGGTAACATCAAAAACACAGATCACCCCGCTGTTTCGTTTGGGAGGGCTATCGGTTCCCGGATCACCTGCCATGATGTACATATGTCCGGGCGTATAAGGCAATTCCCACAGGGTGATCCCATGCCGGTGATGCACTTCTTCACGATAACCTGGTTTTGGTTTGCCCTCGTCAGGATTTAATCCCAAGACCATGGCATCATTCAAAGATTGGTCGAAACAGGCAGTCAGATGAGATTTAGCAAACATCGACATACCATAGTCCGGGAACATGGCTCTGAGCTCGACATCGATCATCTCATCCGGGTATTCCTTCTCCATCAAGGCGATGGTTCTACGCGTGAGATGTTCATTCATGTAGGTTTCAATACGGAAAGAAAGGTAATCTCTTAAATTGGCATCTGCGTTCTCTTTCCAGCCACGCTCAAAGCGTTCTCTTAACCATGGCGTATCGGTCGGGGAAGTGATCACGTCCAGCCGGTTCATACGTTTGGTGCCATCCGGTCTTTTACCTCTCAGACGACCTCTGAGCACCTTAATCGTTTCTCCGAAGAAGTCTAGACCGGCTTCGTCAAAGTTAATCCGGTCATATTCCTGACCACGGATAAAACGGGCATCCTTGCCTGCTGTTCTAAATGCGTATTCGGAAAAGTTTTTAAATTTAATAATTGGATAAGGTCGTAAAGTAATATCGTCAATTAGGTGTTCAGCACGCTCATTGCCTTCAATCCAGCCCATCAACATTTCAAAAGGCAACTCTGCCTGTTTACTGGTAACCGATGTGTTTAAGGCTCTGAAATAAGGGATGGTAGCGCAGTCAACAAAATTAGACCCGGCAACAGCAGTCGTTTTACCGGCAGCGATCCCTGCCAATAAAGTCGTATTGGGTTGCGGCGCTTGATGAAACGCATATTGGTACCAGAGCGGTTCCCACCCTCTCAGATACCATTTGGTGACGTAGTTAAATCCCTTATTCTGTCGCAGCCCCAATGGGAGGAGCTGCTTATCTGCATCGGTTAATATCGACATACCTACTCCGGTAATTCAAAGTAGCCTTTTGCCATCATGAGCGCCTGAATGGCATAACCAGCCAAGTCCAACCAGGTATCTTCCTTTGTTTCCGCTACGGCAGCGCCGGACTTTAGAATATTGTTCAGGCGTTCGACTTTGTCTGAACAGCGCACCAAAATTCCAAACTCACCAAACTTCTTGAGGTTATCGACACCATAATCATGGTGTTTTTTGGCGAGCATCGCCTGAAGCTCCAATGACACTTGAGCCAATCCCTGCCGGTAAGTCGTTGGGACCACTTTTATGTTTTTATCTTTAGACATAGAAACAACCCTGGAAGGTGTTTTAGGAAACTCTTCCTCAAAGGTTAAATTTGATTTTCTCTTGTACATGTTCCACCTTTACTTGTTTCTGCCAGTAAGCGATTGCGTGTTCTTCACCATTACAAATATCGCAACGCTCAGTGTGAATTTCCATTTCTGTTCTTGCGAGTTCAACCTGCTCGGCTCTACTGTCTGAATAATCTTCTTCCAACATGATCGTGAGATATTCCCACTTGTCTTTCAAGCGCATAAACTCCGGGCACATTAGAACCTCATGATCAAAGTGGAATGTGCCTCTGTTTCAATAACACGCTCGTCATTCATTTGCCACTTGATATCACACCAGCCGCACACAGCCGATGATCCATTTTTCGTAATAATCCTGGATACACCCATGCCACAATAAGGGCATATGGGTTCCCCACCTGTTAACATTTGTTTTACTTTCTCAGTGTGATCCATAACGTTTCTCCAAAAATCCTGATAATTGCTCTACAGTTAAATGCCCATTGTGAAAGGCATCATGGTGTTTGGGACACAAGGTAATCAGGTTGTTTTTAATATCGTGTCCACCAGAGCCTTTGGTTTTAATATGATGCACGTGTAAAACACCAAGGATGCAACCGTCCTTTAACTCAAGCCCGGCAATACAAACCCCATCGCGTTTCTTGCGGACATAATCAATGGTTTCCTTATCCGCAATTCGTTTATTCTTCGGATAGGGTCTAAGCGCCATAGTCCCACCGCTTGGTAATCTTGACAAAGACATCAATATTGGCGACCACGTACGCCATTAGGTCGTTCACCATGACAGCGGTACTATCTGAGAATGAAAATCTCCGATTGATATACCATCGGAAGATGTGTCGATCTCCATAGGCAAAGTTTGCCGCCAGCCAATCACAGATCATCTCCCGGACGTACTTTTCCGGCATATCCAAGACGGTTTTAGTACCATCATCCTCGTTGATCACCCAATACTGCCAGTGATGTTTATTGGTCTGTAAATGGTTGCGCCAGGCTCTATTCATTTCCTTTTTGGTCTGATCGCATTTCAAGCCGTAGAAGAACTTCGCGTAGGCTACGAAGGGTGCTGGTTTGAATTTGTTCAAGTCATGCAAAATCCGCAGATATAACGGCACCTGCAAATATTTCCCGAAACGGAACATATACCATTTATGGCGTATCAAGCTCTTTAAATATGACCAGTAAGTAACGATGTTGAACCACTGGTTCACACGGTAGTAATCATCGATAACATCTTTCAATTCCTGCCAGGTACTTTTGAAACCATATACTTTCCAGTCACGAAGAAATGTCGTTAATCCTGTTGCCCTGAAGATAACTGTAGCACCACTGTGGTAACGCAGGAAATCATGTTTCGAAAATAAATAATGAAAGACTTTATAAATTTTCATTTCTTCTCCATGTATTTTTCGCGCACATAGCCGATCATAGCTTCACCAGCAACTTTGACCCATGGGAATTTCTTATCCCTGCTAAACTTCCAGTTAATAAGTTTTTGTTCGACCCAATTCGTAAAACGCTCTTCTTGTGTTTTGTTTTCAAACATAAGACCGCGATCTATCCAGGTGCTACCCCAACGAATATCATCCAGCTCAATTTGTTTCTTTAACGCTTCGGCAAATTCGTCAAAGTATTCTGGCAATGTTTTAAGCTCTTCTACTTTTTTATAGATATTCTTAAAAATATGATCCTTAACAGGATAGAATTCCCCCGCAGTTCCCTTCACCACCCAATCACCTTCATTGGCAATCATCAAGCCTTCCAATGTGTTAATAGACAGTGACACTTTCATTGCGATAGGCTGAAACCTGATTTGTGATCCAGATAAATCTGCAAGTTCTTCGACATTCTCTTTTGAGAGTTGCCACGCTTCGACTTCAACGGGTTTCTTAACGAATTTCATTTTTCCCCCTAAGCAAATAAAAGAAGTTACCAACAGCAACCTTTATTCCAAAATGGGATAAATCGTAAAAGAAACTTTGAAACATATTATTGAATTCAAATATTCCCCACTTATCGCCTACTGGCATCACGTGTATTCGTTTCGTAAATATCTTTGCAATCATCATGCCACCTTTTTTGCAATTAGTATCCAGGCGGGATGCAATTCCGATATCGGAATTTCTCTACAGGGGTAATCCCGCCCGTTATTCACTTTTGCCGACAAAACCTCGCTCTTTAGCGCGTAGCCTATGACCGTCCCTATCTTCTGTTCCATGCTGATAGCCGTCAGCAATATAATGTCACTCTTAATCGGTTTGTAGATCGGAAACTGCAAATGGCGGTGTTGCACCTTTGGCGTTAGTACAGTTGCCTTTACATCAATTCGTCGTCCCAAATAAACTAAATCAACACCACCATCAAACTCTTCGTGCAATTTCTCTTTTAAACCAAGAAACCGCCTTGCTACGACTTCTCCTGCGGCACCGATAATTTCTATATACTCACCATAATCATCCACATGCCGTTTCGTCTTATTATGAGCAAGTCGGCTCTTGGCTACATCCTCGATGTACTTCCAAGAGCCTGATAAGTCCATTATCCTACTCCGCTTGCACCTACGGGGAGATCGTATCCCAACGCCCCATCCAGGTTAAAGTCAACCTGTCCAAATTCAGATTTCATAATCTGGACCGCTGCCTCAATTAATTGATCCGCTTCTTCACCGCTCATGTCAATTTTCATCGCATCTCCGAATTCAATTAATTTATTAATAGCGAATTGTTTCTTCTGTTCACCATTCCACAATTCCGTAGCCGGGCTTTGTGCCAGGAAACGCACAATGGTCGTGGCGTTCTTGATCAACAGATCGTAATCGGTATTCCCAATTTTTTTCTGCAGATACACAAGACCAATCGTGATGAGTTGCCTGAGACCCCAAGCCAGCACGCCGACAATTGCCGTAATCAAAGCAAACAACAAATTCTGAACTAAAGTCTGATCCATTACATCCTCCGTAAGTTGGTTTATCCAATTGTAGCACAACTGTTCCATTTGGACAATAAAAAAGACCGGTAAAGAACCGGTCATTTGTCATTAATTTTTAATTACATTATTTGAACCATTGTTTGAGTACCCATCCAGTGTTTCCGTTTTTCATGACCTCCATGTAACATAGCATGAATTTCATACCACTGTCCTCGAACGACATACAGGTTAAACTCTCTTCACCGTCTGCTGGAATGAGCTTCGTTCCTTCGGATAACTCTTCGGTGTATTTGGCGTTAACGTTTGGTGCTGTGTAAAGACCTGTGCTTTTAGTAACCACATAAACTTTGGGACCTGGCGTTAATGATGGGCTTGGTGTCGAAGTAGGTCTGGCTGCTTGTGTTAGCTTGGCTGCTGCAATTGTTTCCGTTTGCGCTAAGTACGTATCGGCTTTACTAGGCGCACATCCAACAAATAAGATGAATACAATCAGAATAAGTTTTTTCATGTTGACCTTTCGATTTACCCTGCTATAGCTAATCCAGCCAGTATGAGCAGTAGGCCTACTGCCAACATGATCACACCCAAGTTTCTCCAAGAGTTGTTTTTCTTTTCTCCCACAAAATACCCTATTAAGAGCGGTAAACTCGAAAATACAATCAAACCACCTAAGATTTCCATGTTTTTCTCCTTTATTTTCTATGACTTGAACTCCACTCTACCAGGTTACCCAGACACTCCCAAAGTCAGATTTTTGATCTGTTAAGGTCATAAATTCATACTATTTATATGCACTACAATCTGCATTAAAAACCGGCTCAAAAGCCGACCAATCACCAAGACCTACTGGAGCTTCAGGGTCTATCTGCTCCACTATAACTGCTGCTTTTTGAGCTTTACCGTTGCGTGTGAATTGGACTTCCACACACCAACGATCATATATTTCTTGACCTATGTAGGCCACTTGTTTGGTTGTTGATCCTATTTCGACATTATTGCACTCATCTGTAGGACAGAAATGAAATGCAGCGAATATTGCTCCTAAAGGAGGCTCTTGTGTATTTTGACAACCTGTTGCCAGAAGCGCAAAGGCAAAGACCAAAACGATAAAAAACAGTTTTTTATACATAAATTCTCCGTTTTTCTATTTTTGTATAGCCATCTTTACGAACGAACAAGTCGATTTGCTGAAAATTGAATTAAATTATCTACATAGATTTAATAAACGCTTGTCAAGTTGTTTGGCATAGACTATCAATCCATCTATAGAGGTAGATGGTAAAATCTCCGCAGAAACGATGGTATTGCAGCGTCGGAAATAAAGAAACGCAGCATCCATTAATCCTGGATAATAATACACTATCTTGAAGCCGTAATCCCCAAGACCATCTACGTCGATTTTTTTGAAAGGATCGCTGTCATCGTCATCTTCTCCTTTTTTTTCAAAAACTTCTTCAGCTTCACCCACTGTGGCAAATACTTCCACAGAAATTCCCCCACTTTTTTTCCCTTGATAACTTAGATCCTGATGGTGCTCATTTACGGGTTGTATCTGAGTTATATTGTTCTCTGAACTCTGGTATGATCCAATTTGACCAGGTGTATAGCCAGTTGGCAATTCATTATCTCGAAACATTATTTCAGACAAATCAATTTCAGATAATGGCACCAGCGTTGGCGTCGGAACAGGTGTCTCCGTTGGCATAGCAGCCTGTGTTTCTGCGATAGCTTGTTCAATCGCTTCTGCCGATGGTTGGCAAGCAACCAGGAACAATAATGTTACTAAAAGAAATTTCTTCATAATGTCTCTCTCGTTGAAAAGAATGTTAAATTATTGTAGCACTAATAGTAATAAAAGTAGATTAAACCTTTTTTTATAAAAAGGCACATTCAGCAGGCTCGAAACCACACCCAATGAGCTGTAATAGGTAATTCAAACTGTACTCATTTTTTTAAAATGTCTATAAGTTTTCTATTCTGTATTTGTCTAGAAATTCTATAATTCTAATATAAGCGACTTCGAATTTTTGATATTTATCTAATAATTCATCTTCATCAATTTTTTTCTCAGCACCAAGTTTTGTAATTAAGTCAAAGATTTCTGAATAAATTATGCCAAAATTCGTTACTGCATTTGTTATATCTTTATCACCAAGAATAATCGCTAAAGGAACTAAGTAGTTATTATTTAGGAACTCTGAAAGTTGATCGTGTAAATGTGCAATTGGAGTTTTTGCTTTAATGATCTTAGGATAATTTTGAATTAATGAATTAATTGTAACGGTAGTTTTTGTAGCTAAATCTTCTATTTGGTCTAATCTTCTAGCTATAACTCTATTTTTTGATTGATTTTTTTTATCTTCTAAATCAAATTTTATTTTACGTTTTTCTTCAAGAGATTTCCTAATAAATTCACCAATTTGAGCAAAAATGGATGAGATAATTGCTATTCCCCCACCTATTAGAATATAAATTATTTGGTCTTTCATAATTTTCACCTAATTTTTTCTACTTTTTAATTATCAAATTCTAGTCTTATATCTAAGCTGCTTTTACCGATTTCCTTTTGCTCGATTGTGTGTTTTACATAGCATCTGGCAATTGCTTGCGTCCGTTGCACCGCCTTTACTCCAAGCGGTCACATGATCTGCATCCATTTCGTTCAACTTCCAGATTTTAGTCTTGTTGGCATCATGTCCAATAGCACAATGCGGACAATTAGAGTATCCCGCCGCTTGAGCTTTTTCAGTTTGTCTCTTATACGCACTTTGTTTGATTGCTTCGTCAAATACACGAACATTCAATAATTTTGTATCAACCTCGCCGCCCAATATATATTCAAAAATTCCCTTTTTATTTTCCACGTATGGATCAGATAGTAGTTGCTGTACTTTTTGTAAAACTTTTGCGGGATTGTACCTATTCCTGTGATATTCCACGTATAACCTACCCCATTCCAACCCTTTCATCTCGTCTGCAACTTCCACAAAAACACCAGAAACCCAATCTATAACACTGTTGAAATACGTTTTCACCTCATCGATATTATTATCATATCGATGCCTGCTCATATATTCATCTATATTACCCTGGCTGACCCACTCAAGAGCACGTTCCCAAAAATCCTGCCGGTTAGCAGTACCTTTTATATATGCGCTCCACTTTTGGATATTAGAATTTCTGCTGTTGCTGAATTCTTCCTTTCCAAGTGTAACAAATGGACCTGAATACACCGCATTTAGCATTTCCTGATCATTAAGAGGAACGCCGACAATATTAATGGTTTTGAACCATTCTTTAATCTCGCTTTCCTCACCTTCGCATTCATAAATCAGCAGCTTTGTATCCATAATTTTGTTTTGTTTGTCAGATGCAATACCACTAAAATATTGCTCCATACCGTTATCATCTTTGATGGCAAATTTATTTGTAACAAACCGTCCAACACTGGTGATACGTTGTTGTCCATCTAAAACTTCCAATTTACCATCGTTTATTTTGTTGAAATAAAACAATCCAATAGGATATCCTTTTAGCAGCGATCCAATCACCGCCACTTCTTTTTTACCACCTTCGGAGGCATAGATATAGTTGCGCTGATATTCCGGCTGAATGGTCAATTTTCCTGACAGGCCAAATAATCCCTTACCTTCAAGTTCGTTATAGACAAAACCTTCGCAAATATCTCTGACTGTAATATCGGTTTTCAAAGTAGTATTCATTTTTTTACTTTCCTGTGCCTTATAAAAATTCTCTGATAAGCTGATTGAATTATTCTGCCTTCTTTGTTTATAAAATAATTTTTCTTACCATCATTACCAAGTAAATTTGCATTCTCGTTAGTCTTTCCACCCGAAGAGCCTGTTTTTTCTCCACTTTGTTTAACTTCCCAATAGTCATCATACTTTCGTGTATCAGGAACTTCATCGTGACAACCTCTTTGTGTAGCCCCTAATATTTCAAATTGTTCAGGTGAATATTTATCAAGAAAACTAATTGGTACCCCCATCACACCACCATAATCACTGGGAATGGCATCAGTAAACGGCACTTCAATGGCATCATAGTTATCGTATTTGTCGTAAGAACTCTTACCCCTAATTTCCTTATGTTTGCTGAATTTCAAGTTATCTGCCATTGTCATAAGTGGTAGTGGTTGATGGCGTCTGCCATGGTCAAGATTAGTGAACCAACATACACCAGGTACACGATTTACTTTTACGCCATTTTGTTCGCGTTCGAACTTATAAGTATCAGCATAAACAAAATCATTTGGAACTTGAAAATACATACCTTGATTAAAATTAGTTACTCCTAACCATAATTTATTCTCTTTGATCAGTGGAAAAACTTCTTTATAAGTTATCGCATTCATGTTTCCAATTATTATGAATTGTTTATTTTCCTCGATTATCCAACCTAAAAATTCACGAAACAACGAAAAGGGTGGATTGGTTACGATAATATCCGCTTCATCACGTAACTTTTTAACCTCATCACTTCTAAAATCACCGTCCCCCTCCATGTATTGCCATTCCAGATCTTCCACATTAATTCGATGATCACTCGTTGTGTCACGCGACAGTGTGAATATTTTTCCATTACTTGTGGTTTTACTTTCGTCAAACTGTGGATCACTTGTTTCAAAGAGAGTTGGTTGGTAATTGCCTTTATAGGTTTTACTTTCCACTGCGTAACTGGTGCTGATCAATTTTTTCAAACCAAAGCGTTCAAAATTCTGTGCAAAATACTTGGTGAAATTACTCCACTCTGGATCATCGCAGGGCAATAAAACCGTTTTTCCACGGAATACATCAGGATCATACTCAAGGTATGCTGAGATTTCTTTCTCGATGTCATGATACTGGGTATAGAATTCATCGTTTTTTGCTTTTTTAGCTTCTGAGAGTTTGATGTTTGCCATAATAGCCCCTGTCAATGGATTTAGGTTTATTGTAGCATTTTTTGAGATAAGGCAATCTCTTTTTGGTATGTTATTTCGCGTATTGTGTGTGGTTTTGGCGAATATGGGGGAGCTTCGGTGAATTCCGATGTCGGAATAGGGGGAATTCAGAGCCTTTTTTGAGTGTGGGGGAATTTCGAGCTCAACCAATTCGGAGTGTGGGAATTTGACACTCAACCTTTTTGGTGTGTGGGATAAAAACTAACGTTATATCACTTTAACAAGTGATCACCCCACCCCCCTACCGTGGGTCGGGTTGTCGCATCCCGCGACTTCCTTGCAATCCCCCCCCTACCCCCCCCTCCCATCTCAT